AATGTTCTTTCTCCTAATACATCAGCAAGAGCTATTACTTCAGAATAAAGATTGACATTGTAGCTTATTTCTCCTTCCTTGTCAGAAATATCTATCATTCTTAAATATCCTTCGAATAATAAAAAACCATCTTGTTTTAAAATACATTTTGTTTTCTTGTAAGGATTAAAGTTAAGCCCTGTATCTGTTCTAGTTACTTCAAATATATTGTCAAAGATTTTATTGTTTCTTTTTGTAGCAGGTAAGTTAAAAGCCTTTGAATATGACTGCACTTTCTCAGCTACATTTTTAAAGTCATCTACACTAAGACTTAAAGGAATATCCTCATCTTCGTAAAGGTCGCATATTACTTGTCCATTTCTTAAATCTGTAAATATGCCACTTGGTGTTGATATAGATAAATTACAAGACATTTCTTCTATTACAGCTGTAGAGTTTACGCTGTATATTACTATAATATCAGCAGAAGAATAAGCGTCAAATGAAATAGTTTGTAAACCTGTACCTGTAATTGTATGTGTGCTTTGTACTATATTGCCTGTGTATTGATATACTTTAAGATTTGTAGAGTTAGCAGTTATGTTTAATGTTAAATCGTATGTAGCACCAATAGTAAGATTTGATAACCTTTGTACAATTCCCTCATCAGAACTTATATTTAATGCTCCTGAACTTTCTGTTATTTCACTTGCAGCTCCACTAAAACGAAACCAAGTGTTCACCATAAAAATAGAAAACCCAAATATAGTGTAGGTATCTACAAAAGCTTGTGGTAATGCACCTGCAACACTTTGAGCAGATACAGAAGTATTTGCATTATTAAAATTAATACCATCAACAATAAACTCAGTAGACGGTGAACTTAATGGTGTTGAACCATCAAAATATTGTGGAAATACTATTAATTGTACACTCATTATACTGATTGTGTTCTTAGTGTTTTACTTTTTTCTACTTCAAAAGTGTACTGAATAAGTTTGTCGTTTGCTACTGTCTTCTTTGTAAAACTAGAAGTTATAAGTCTTACAGGTTTTACATATTGATTAAGTGCTGAAAATGGAATGTCTGTTTGATAGCCGTCTAAGATATAAACTTCAGGACTGTTTGTTAATTCTTCAAACATCTCATTTTCGTTTTGACTTACAAAGTCTGTATTCATTGTTATTTTTTCAGTAGCGTTTACTCTAAATGCTTTCTTTCCTCCTTTATAACTATCTACTCTGTAAGCTGCTTCGTTCCAAGTACCTGCTAGTTGCTCGTATGTAGAACCTTTAGTTGATACGCTTCTTACTGACTTCTGAGTAAAAGTGTAGTAATCCCAAACTCCCCATTGATTAAGCCAACAAAGTCTTATACTTTCATAACCTTTTAAGTTAGGACAATTTATGTTTATAGTGTATGTTTTAGAAACTTCATTATTACTTACGTTAAAAGCCCTTACTTCTATTGAGCCGCCTTGTATTGTTCCTGCTGAAACTAAAGCTTGAAAAGTAGTACTCCAATTCTGTAAGTTTGCAGGAAAGCATCCAAAGTACAACAGTCTTTGTGATATTTCAGAAGAAAAAGAACCATTACCTCCATTAATTACATTGTTGCTTATATTCTCTGTTCCTATTTGACTTCCTGTGCTATCATTGTAAGTAAGTTTTATATAGTCTACAACATTGGTAGGTGCTGAGAAAGGTGCTAAAAAAGCAACTGTTCCATAGTCTTCTAAGTTGGCATACTGAGTAGCAGGAGCGTTAGTCAAGAACCTGTCAGTACCACTTGATAAGTTAAAATTACCTAAACTAAAACCAAAATCGTTAGCAGTTGCACCTGTACCCATTGTAAGAATATCAGAATATTTTAAGTAGCTATTAAATAGTTGATAATTTACATTTGCAATAATTGGCGTGTCTATCTGAACATCACCATTTGCATCTGTGTATTGTGTTTTAAACTCTATATTTAGAAAACGAGCAGCTTTTTTATTTCTTGAATACTTATCTATTAAATGAACAGGGTGAGGTGTGTTGTCAGTTGTTGGAGTTTCTTTGTACTCACTATTATCAAAAGCCATATTATCAGCACTAACATAATTTTCTACTACTTGCTTAAAATCAAATATACCTACCCCTGCATTGTTTGGTGTAGTTTTAAATGTAGCTGTAGGAATTGTAGTTGTAGTTATTGTAGTTGGTGTTGTATTGCTTATATAAACATCAGCTATAAACCTAACGTTAGTGAAACCTGCTACTATTGTACTATTTGATACTACAAAAATTACCTCTTGCCCTACAGGAACTTGAGAAAATAAAGGTTCTTGTTCTATTAGTGTTGCCATTTTATTTTACTGTTGTTAATCCGTTAATAATATCATCTTTTACTGCTCCTAACATTTCTTTTCCAAACTGCTTTAATCCTAACATCAAAGGCTTCTGAAAGAAACTTATGCCTTGTATTCCTTTTCTCTTAATGCTTCTAGCTATTAAAAAAGATATACTTTTTCTAGACATAAACCTTCCTTTTTCATCTCTTGGAGCAATTCCTTTTTTTACTATCCACTTATCAAGCACTCTGCTAGGTGGTTGCTTTGTAGTGTACTTATAAGGACTTGTAATTGTTCTACCCTTATAGTCTTTAAAACTTCTTTTTACTTCTGTTCCTGAAACTCCCTTATCTACAAAAGTACCATAGCTATCCATATAGAATTGTACACTAAACCCTTTAGCAGTTGTAATAACTTTAAAGCTAATTGAATTGTATAAATCTTTAGAAACATTCTTTTTGCCTTTGGTTAAGTTTGTCCTTGATTGTTGAACTACATACTTTCCAAAGCTATTAAGATACCTTTCAAGAGCTTCTGTCTTCATTATACTAGTGCTGCAAAGACTTCTACTTGAACATCAGTTGTTGCTGAAGGTCTTACCTCTACAGTAACTAAATCTTCTAATGTAGGAAATGCAGGAGTTGCATCTTCTTCACCAATTAATGCTTCTTCAGCTTGGAATAAGATATGTGAACCACCTGCTCTTACAGTTACTTGATAATTAGTAGCTGCTGTTACAAAAGCTACTTTCATATCTTGGTCATCACTTAAATTAGTTATTCTTAAGTATTTACAGTTCTCTACATCTAAAGCTCCATCTGCTCCATAAGGAGTTGAATTAAATACTGCTACTGTTGTAGTCTGCGAATGAGTACAAGTTAATATTCTTTCAAATACGTCTACTATGTTTGTAGTTGTTAAGACGTTTGTAGAACCTCTTACTGAGCCGTTAAGCACTACGTTCTCTGTGATTGTTGTTGTTAAATCTGCCATTTTATAATTTTATTGTTATTTTAAATTTCTTCCATCCTATTTGAACTATTAATCTTCCTATCTTAAATTTTATCATTAGTAACCTGCACCCCTAGTATTTGCAGGAATATTACAAGTTTGAAAATCATTCTGAACTAATACTCCTATATTAAATACATATCCACAACATAAGTTATCAAACCTTTCTTGAAACGGCTCTATTGTAAATTGGTCTTGTGTAAAGTAGATAGGTTCGTTAATATCATTTACTCCTTCTATTGATTGTCTTGAACTATGTCTTAGCATACCTATAATATCTGTACAAATAGCTAGTGTCTGATTGAATACTTCCTGTTCGTTATTCTCTGTGTTTACAAGCTTAGTTAAAAGCTCGTGCTGTTTCGTTTGCCAATCTGACTTTTCAGATACCATATCCATAATAAACACTTGGAAATTATATGTCAATTGACTATCACCTGTTTCAACTGATGTTGGGTTTATGTGCATTAATGGAAACTTCTCCATCTTCTCAAGATTGATGTCATAAATGTCTCCAACTGAAGTAGTGCTTATCTGTTCGTGATACTCGCCTAGTCTAAGCAAAGTGTTTACTACATTATTATAAGTCTTATTATTCACCATTTCTTTTTACTTTATTTTGTGAGTTTAAGTCTGTTTCATAACTCAACCAAGTCAAGCACTCTAACAGTCCTAAATTCGTTATTCTTTCTAAGTTTACTATCTCACCATTTGTTAATCTATACATCACACCAAACCACCCCCACTTCTCTGCAAAGCTTTCTGTAGCTATTGCGTCTTCGTTTCCTTCAGCTGCTCCATCAAATACAATGGCAAAATCTCTGACAACTCCTTCCCTAAAGTGTAAAAAAAAACCAATGCACTTTGCACTTGTTGAGCTGACATCTTTTTCATTTCTTCTGTCCTAAGCCGAATGTTTCCATCATAAGCATCAACAATATAAATGTCATTTTTCTTTTCTTTTATTGGTCTGTACAGAACAGCCATCACTTCAGGTAAATGCTTTTCTATTCCACCCTTAATAAATGTTTCTAAGTCTGCATACTCCCCCAATGTTATACTATCTAAATCAGGATGAAAGCCGTACTCAACACCATCTATTTCAATAATCCTTTTAAGCTTTGTATCTTGCTCTTGTTGTAGCTCTGCTATCCTGCTCATTATAACTGCTACATCTGATAAAGCTAATTCCTTTACTAACTGCTTAGGAATGTTAGATAACGCTGCTATTGTTTCTGTTGCTTCTTCAGTCTTACTACCTGTTTCAAAATCAATAAGTTGCAACCATTTCTCAAGAGTTACATCTTCCCAACTGCTAATAAGTTTAAACTCTTTTACCTTACCTTCCTTTTTGACTTTTACTTTCATCTGTTATATAATAGAAATTTGTTGTTTTTAGTTTACTGCACATAATACTTACCTGCGTTTGGATTGTCTAGGTGATAAATAACATTATACCTAATACCGTCAATAGCGTGATTGTAGTTGTCCACATAAAGCTTAGAGCCTTTGTCAGCGTATATATAGTTATTTAGTTCTTTAGCTATGTTCGTACTCTCAGGAGTTATGATTAATTCATAATCTTGCATACGTGTTATTCCACTTTCAATAGTTCCTTTTTTAACAGGTTTGATGTTTACTCCTAAATGTCTAAGGTCTGCAATTAGTCTTGGCTCTGCACTATCAGCAATGATAAGTTTGTTGTCTACTTTGTCTAAAATAATCTTAGCTAACTCATTTGACTTTATACCGTTTTTATAGATATGTTCTTTTAAATATATCTTACGCTTCCTTTTGTCAATAGCTACTTCAGTAAGACTGTCAGGGTCTACACTAAAACCAAAGTCCATTCCACAAGAAGTCTGAAGTCCATCAGGATTAAATTCTCCTATACTCCAATTCTCAAATACTACTCCTTCTGCCTTGTCTAACCACCCTCCTAAGATTTTGTGTTGATACTTTTTAAAGTTCCTATGCTTTATGCTCTTAATACGCTCTAGGAAGCTCTGAGAGAGATTATCTTTGTTGTCTAGGTATGTACTATGTATATAGCATACATTGTCTCTAACGCCGTTAAAACCTGCTGCTA